TTTTGGTTAATGCCAAGGCTTGGAAAACAGAGCTGGCGCACTTGCGCTTGCTCAAAGGATGCTTTCAGGAACGGATAACGACCGAGCGGACGAACTGAGGAACTTTTTAGAACCATCCCAGTCAGGAAGTTCGAAAAGGTTTTGCCTCAATCCGTCCGCAACGTCAACTACGAATATCAAGGAATATCGAAATTCCTTAAATCTTTATCAATGAGTGAAGGCATGGTCGGCTGCCATCATTTCCATGAAGTCCTTCGGCTTGTTGCCGTCCGGCTTGGTGGCCTGCACCGAACCTCCCGTCTTGGCTGAGGTGCGGACGCTCTTGACGTCTTCCTTCTCATACACCGCCAGCCGCTTCTTGAGGGAGACCAGCTCCTTCATGGCGTGGGGCAGGGCGGACCCGGCGAACGCGGCGAATGCCATGTCGTTTGCTTTAGCCCGACTAAAGTCAATGGCCAGCCCCTTGGCGACCAGCTCCTTGAACTTCGGCGTTTCACCGTCGTCGTCAACAAAGCCCGGAATCACTTCCTTGTATTTGTCCCAGATGGATTTCTGGAGGGTTTGGACGCTGGCGCGTTGGTCGGCCAGCAGCTTCTTCTCCGACTCGACGCGTTGCACCTTCTGGCGCTCAAGCTCCTGTTCCGCATTGGCCATCATCTGCTCGCGCTTCTCGACGAGGTCGCCGAACTTCTCGCCAAAGGACAATACCTTCGACTGGATGACGAGGGAGGCTTCACCGAAGTGGGTGGACATCAGCTCTTCTTGGACGACGGGGTCGCGCTCCTTGATGATCTGGCGCAGGATGGCGGGATCAAGCTGGAGACGTTCGGACAGCTGGTCGGCCTGGGTGAAGATGGCGGCGGCGGGTTGCACCACCTCGCGCTGGTAAACGTCCTCCGACTCCACCTTGAGCTTGGCGCTCTGAGAACTCACTTCCGTGAGCTTCGCTTTCAGCCCGTCAATCTCGGCGGTCTTGAGTTCGAGTTCCTGAAGCTTGGCTTGGACTTCCGGGGTGACGGTGGACTGCTTGGCGGCTTTCAGCTCGGCCTTGAGGGCTCTGAACTTCTCACCGGCCTTGGCCTCCATCCCCTTCACCTCCTCCTCGGTCTGCTTGTCGAAGGCCTCCTCGTTGAAACCTTCCTTCGTCGTCTCCTTGGCCTCTACGGGCGTCTCTGGCGCGTCGGAGAAGAATTCCTCCTCGATGACAGGCGCGATGTCTTCCGGCTCGTCCTTGGCGGCTTCAGCGGCCTCTGAGGAGGGTGTCGTGGGTTCGGGGGTGACGACAGGCGCGACAGGCTCCGGTTCAAGTCCGGCTTGAGGGCCGTCAAAGAACGCGTCCATCGCTGCCATCACGTCGTGGTTGGGGTCGCCGTAAACAGCGTCCGCCATTGTTGTTTCTGTGTTTTCTTGAGACATAGTGTGTTTGGTTGGAGATTAGTCGCTTCGCTCAGTCGTTGGTCGGCTTGAGGCGACGGGAGGTAGAGCCTTCAAACTGAGGCTTCATCTCCGCCAAGGCGTAGAGCTTCAGCAAGACCGCTACGGCCCCTTCCGTGTGGTTGTAGGCCATTGCACAGGCTTCTAGTCCACAGGCCCCGCGTCGCTCGCGGAACACCCCGTTAAGGGCTTCTTCGATGGCTTTGGAGAGGGTGGGGGTTTGAAGCAGCGCCTTGAGGTCCTGCTTCTCCATGGTGGATAGGGTGTCTTTCATGAGTGTTTAGTCAGGCTAAACTTGCGTCGCCTTGAGCCTTTGGAGCTTAGCCATGGCCTCGGCGTCTTTGGAGACAAGCCCGGCCATTGCCTTCTGGGCCTCGGCGACCTGCTTCCATTCCCCGGCCTTCTTGATGTTTTCCAGCTTCAGCAAACCAATCTGCATTTCCTGCTGCATTTTCTGGCGATGCTTCATGTCGCTCATCTGCATTTCCTGAGCGGTCTTCTGCTGGAGCTTCTGCTCCTCGGTGAGCTCCTGCTGCTGGCCATCCGCACCGGGTTGGCCTTCGCCTTCTTGAGCCGCCTTGTTGATCATCTTCAGGCCGTTGACGACAATCTCCCCGACCTGCTGCACCTGCTGGTGATACTGGTTCAATTCCGGCTGGATGCTTTCGTGAACCACGGTCATCTCCAGCGTGGCGACGCCCTGGGCGTAAGCCATCTGGTGCTCCATGGTCCATTGCATGAGGTCCACCTGCCCTTCGTCCACGCCCTTCAAGCCCTCCATGAGCTTGTTGATGTGAATTGGAAGGTGAACCATGTGAAGTTGGCCGTCCTTCGGGTCCATGTAGTCGCCTTCGAGCAACTGGAAGTTTTCCAAGGTGGCGATGGAGTCGTCGTAAGTGGTCCGTGTTTCGTTCGGGGCTCCGGCATAGCGGTCAGCAAGATCGACTCCTCCAAGCATAATCAGCCTGTCATAATCAAAGTTTTTCCGACCGACCGCATCCCATGTTGAGTAGCCTGCTTGAATTTGATCCATCAGCATGATCCGTGACGCCCGCGATCCAGTCCCGATGATCCGCGTGGCCTGCACCCGCTTGAAGTCGATTTGTTTGAAGACACTCTCAGGCACGCCACGGGCGACGCAGCGGGCCTTCATCTCGCGCACCCGCATTGCAGCCTGCTTGTCCTTCTGTCGCACCGTGAACGCCCGCCTGACCTTCTCCTTCGTGATCTTGTCGTAGGGACCGTAGAACAACGTGACGGCGAAGCTGTTGAGCTTGTTGATGAAATCGAGCTTGCTTGAGACTTCCAGCTTCGTCTGACGGCTCTTGTCGTCGTTCATCATCATGTCGCCGGAAGCCAACCCTCCGGTCGCCCGGTTCAGGATGCTGCGGGTCTCGTTGATGGCCGGGATGAGCGCGTTGTTCAAATTGATCCCAACCTGCCTGTCCGGCATCTTCATCGTCGGAGGGATCATGATGGCCGCGCCGGAGTCGATGAGCATCATGTCCTGCTCGTCTTCCGTGGAAGCTGGCTGGAGAATGAGGGACGACCCGACGCGGGCATTGTCGAGCATCTTGCAATGGAGGATGTCCCCGGCGTTGCACAGCTGGAAGATCAAATACCCCAGACCACGCACCGTATAGAGCCGCCCGCCGTTACCGACGCTGAAAGGAAAAATCTGGAACGCCTGATCCACCGAATCGTAGTGGTTGGTCGCTTTAAAGATGAAGTCTTCCGGCCCGCCGTCCTGATCGGTCAGCGCGTTCTTGGCCGAGATGTAGTAGCTGATCTTGCCCGAATACTCACGCACCCACGAGTGGACCACCGCGATGTCTTCACAGACCGAATCAACATGAATTTCGTTCGCCTTGATCTGGCGTTGCACCTCCTCCCAGTCGTTCCAGTCGGACTTCACCTGACGGGCGCTCTGGAGGATGGCCTTGCGGATGGCGTCTTCGTTCCAACCCTCTCCGCCAATCTTGCCGAACAACTCGGTGACACCGTAGGAGCCCAGCGAGTGCGCCTGCTCGATCTTGGAGGTGATGATGCCGCTCTTGCGCGGGAACTTGAAATGATCCAAACCCGCGACGGAATACTGCATCGTCTCCTTGTCGTCGAAATAGGCAATGGCGACCCCGTGCTTGACGTAGGTGGCGGCGAGCTGGATGTGCAGGGCCAACGCCCCGTCGTCATCCCGGTCCATCACCGTGTATTCCTCGGCCAAGATCTGGCTCCATGTGAGGGCCTGTTGCTTGTCCACTTCGGGAAGCAGCGGGATGTCAGCCAACACCTTCGGGGTGGTGTAGATGTCCACGTAGGCGGCTTGGGCCTCCGTGAGGATGGTGGCTCCTTCTCCCGTGGTGATGTTGAAGCGGTCGCTCTGACCCTTGTTCTCCAGCTCTGCGGCGTCGTGGGGCGGCGTGTAGTCTGCAAGACTATCCACCAAGGACCGGTTGTAAGAGCTGTCGTTGTCAGCCTCCTTCAGCAGGTTGTAAGCGTTCCGCGCCGCCGCTGGCGTCCCCAGCCTCTCACTTGGCTCCTCCAGCGTCTCCGCGTCGAGGGTCTTCAAATCGTCGAGCGATTGCTCTGCTTCGCGGAAGAGGGAGGTGGTCATGGGTGTTTAGCCGGGCTAAAGGATTATCGTCCGCGCTCTTGAAGGGCTTGTGGGTTGGCGATGATGATCGCCGTGCCTGACGTGTAAGCCGACACGTTCACTCTCAGTTCTGAATGCGCCCCGACGTTGATCACCGTGCGCTCGGTCTTTGTCGCCCCGGCTCCAGTCAGCGTGACGGGCGTCGAATAATCCACCCAGACACCGGGAGCTGTCGCGTATTCCACCGTGATGGTGGCGGTGTATGTCCCCGACGCTGCGAAATAAATCGTCCTGCCCGGTGTGACATCAATGAGATGGGTTCCTGCTGCCGTAATCGTAAGTTTTTGCATGAGCGATGAAGAGGTTGCGCGGTTTTCCATCAATCCAACCTGATTGTCAAGCTTTCAAGACGATCACCTCATCTTTCGACCACAAACCGTCGCCAAACTCTTCTTCCCGAAAAACCTCGACCACCCCTTGTCCATCATCTTCGCCACCTTCTTGACCTCTTCGCTCTTGAAATGCCCCAGCGTGATAGCCTTCTCCACCAGAAGGTTGAAGGTGTCCGCGATGTCAGGACTCCGCTTGAGCCGCTTCTTCGCCTCATCTTTACCCTCCACCCGGACAGTCCTAACCTCATTCTTATGGAACTCGCGCTCGATCAACTCGGCCAGCAACGCCTTGGAGACGCCCGTAATCTGCCCCGACCGGATGAACTCCTTCGGCTGAATCCACAACTCGCTGTTCTTGTTGAAATAGGAACAATCCTCGTTCCGAAAGACAATCGTCCGCTCCGACGCCTTGCCTTGGAAATTCACCTTCTGCACCGCCGACGACCACTCCGCGTCCACGACATGACCAAACGGTGTTCCCGCTCCAGTATTATCCATGATCGCCCGTGTCGGCTTCACGTCCCAGTCCTCACACAATCTCTTCCACCCCCTCACTGTCTGGTGAGTCAAAGACGCAGTTTTGTCTAAGACATCGTCCTCGATGGTCTTATAAAGACACAGGTGTAGGTGATCCCGACCGTCCACCTTCCCCAGCTTCCCAATCAACGCCTGACTCCTATCCCCGTTCCGACTGTGCGCCGGGTCAATCGACCCCAACGTGTAACACGGCCCGTCCCAGATCGGCTCATGCTCCTCCAACGCCCCGGCATTCAAAAACTCCACCTCGGAATACACCGAGTTGGTCGCCCCATCGGGACACCAGAACGCCTTCACAAACCGGTAATACCCACGACTCGTCTTCCCCCCCCGCTTCTCCGCAATCCGGTCGCAATACGCCTGATCCGTCATCCACTTGATGTGCCCGAATTGCTCGGGATGCGTGATCCGGGGACACTTCTCCGCATTGAGACGAATGCAGGAGCCATATTTTGTGAGCCATCGCTCATCAGCCTCTGTGACGCTCTTCCACCCGTCCTTTGGCTCGGACAAGTCTCCGAACGGGTCGGTCAACCGGTCCGGGTTGGCCATCCCTACGAACAACAACCTTTCATTGGACGTCATGTTCTCATACGCCGTCGTCAAAATCCCGTCCGTCAAGTGGTTGAACTCGTCCGCCGCCACAATCACGTTCGGGTTCTTGATCCCCAGCAACTCGTCACTCGCCCCGTCACTCGCACTCCCCGCGGGCTTCAACAACACCCCCGAATTCCGGTCGGTCCCCATACTCTGGTTCAACCCCTTGATGTAACCGTTCGAGTCAATCAACTTCCCCGGACATCCCTTCTTCTGCGCCTGCGCCCACAACTGGGTAATACTCTTCCAAATCCGCGTCCGCGCCGCATCCTTCGTCGTCGACATCACAATGAAGAACGTCTCCGTCGGTCGCGCCCAATACTCCATCAACCCATACAACGCCACCCCGTGGCTCTTCCCACTCGACGACGCCCCCGCAATCCCCAGAAACCGCTTGTCACTCCAGTCTCCAATCAACTCCCGAACAATCAACTCCAACCACGGCGTCCACAACACCCTACAAATACTCCCCTCACAGTTAAACGCCAAATCTACCGCCGCCTTGAAATAACGA